CTTCAAAATCATCATGTGTTTTGGTCCAGCGTATGGGCCTCAATGCATAACGTATGTCCTCATCTAAAAGGGCCTCACAAGCGTCTTTAACGTCTTTTAAACGCCCTGGCAGCATCATCATGTGCACAAGAACATTTTTGTTGGAAGACTGCTTATTAACCTTGATAATTGTGTTTATGACCCTACACCAATCAGATTCCAAATGCACACTGAACACAATGTGATTGATATAGTTTTCCAAAATATTTTGGTAGAATTCCAGAGTTCTGGTACCATTGGTGGTGACATTGATCCAACTAATTTTATTTTTGGCATGTTGTAACAACTGCTCTATGTGTGGATGCACACAAGGTTCACCACCAGTCAAACTGATTCTCACGCGGGGCATGTTGCTTGATAATAGGTTCACAGTGTTTTTCAATATGTCTATATCTGTGTGTGCACTGTGATTGTCATGTATTTCTGCTGGGCAATAACTGCAATCCAAATTGCATCTTTTGCCAAGATTCCATTCCACTTTGACACTGTTTCTGATATGAGGATACAAGTGTTCCACTCTAAACATAGTCAGCAAACTCCGGATTTATTTTTTCAAAAGGTCCTTGATTTCTTGTGACATCCAATCTGCGATTAAAATCCACGCAATCCTGCCAGTATTGATTAAGATCTCTAGACTTTAAAAAATTAATGTTGTCTTGAATTTGTTGCAGAGTAATTTTTTCCAATATTGGATGTTGTTGGACCAATGCATAATCTTTTATGCGAGATTTCATTGCTTCCAGTTTGTCTATCACTAGATTTTTCAGTTTTGCGGGCAACACTTGAGCGCTCAATGCTCGAGGATAATTCACTCTGTGACTATAAAACACAATGCCTAAATCATTTAAAAAATAATCGATCACACGATCTATCTGCATGATGTTGTTGGCTTGCACTGTGAATGCTCCCACTATTCTACTCACTGTGGGTATTTGTTTCATTATTTTTATGTTGTTGACCACATCCATGAACTTGCCATTGCCTCGGATATATTCATAAGTGTCAAAAATTCCATCAATGCTCACATTCACTGCCACACTTTTAAATTTAGGCCAGTAGTCTTGTATGGTTCTTCCACCTTTGATTCCCAACACTGTGCCATTAGTGGCATATTTGATTTCAATGTTTGATCCATTGGTGCTTAATAGGTCTAATATTTTGTAATGTGTGGGATCCATCAAAGGTTCACCACCAGCAAACTCCACACGTTTGGAATAGGGAATAAGTTTTTTTAAATTGTCCCAAAAGTGTGGTTTATCTTCAAAAAGATCCACATGTGGCGCTTGTGTTAGACCCAAATCTTCCACTGCTTTTACCAAGTAATTGCCTTCTTTCTTGTAATGATCCACTATGCTGTTCCAATCTTTCCATTGAGTACTGTCCAATGGATTACACATACGACATTTTAAATTGCACAAGTTATTAATTTTGATTTCCATAGTGGGCAATTCAAAAGGCATGGTGTAATCTTCTTTTAAACTGTCCAAAGCTGTGGGATAAAGATTTATTCTTGATTCAGGTATGTTATCACTGATGTGTCTTTGTCGCAAACTTTGCACGCCTTGGTCTTCCAAATCAAAACAAGGAGCACACACATCAGGTCGTTCATTGTTCAACACTTGACGTCTTACTTCACGCATTTTTTCATTGTTCCATGCTTGTTCCATGGTTTCATTTTGTATGTTTCCAATGGGTAAACTTCTACAACACACTTTGATAGCACCATCTTCTCTGGTGGCTAATCCTGTAAATGGATGCATGCAGAATGTACAGCTTTTTGTTTTATTCATAAATTAATTTTTCCAATCTCCAGCAGATCTCCATAATGGTTTTTGAAGACTTTCTATATCAACTTGATTAAATTTACTAATTTGATCATTGTATACTGTATAATCAAAAAATCCTGCCCAAGCGTGACCAGATGCTATCAAGTTTATTTTTGGATGCTGTTTTTGCAGATGGGCTATTAATTTGTTTTCTCGATAAACTCTTTGTTTAGTGCTCAGTAAAAATGAAGTAGGGCCATAAGAAAAAACATTACTTATATTTAAAATAACTTGTTGATCATTAAGTAAATCTAATAAAAATTCATTTAATAAATCACATTGTACAAATTTAAATTTAACAACATTAACACATTCTATATAAGTTTTACGTATTTGTAAAAAATGATCTTTTATTTCTTTTCGATTACATACCCAATCCACAGTATTATTTTTATTAATTTTTTTTAAAAAACTTTCATAATCTCCATCTGTAAATTTTTGCACAGTTTCTTTCATATAATATAAAGAATTTGGATTAAAATCATAAAATAAAACTTCTGTATCACTGTTGTATCCATACATATCCAAATATTTTACCCAGTTAAAACCACTTGCTGGTATTGCTAATTGTTTTATTGGTCCTTCCAATTTAATACTTTGAATTTCTTCTGTGTTTATTGGATAAAACATTCGAGAATTACAAAAATTATATTTTTTATAGATATATTCACTGTGTTCTAAAAAATCTTTTTCGTATGCTCCATAGTAACATCTTTTAGAATTTCTTAAATTTTCATTAAAAATTTCAATATTTTCTTGATGATCCAAAGCAATTTTAATTATATTCCAACCATGACATTGATGATAATATTCTTGCAAATCATTACCTGGTTTGATCCAAAAAGGAGTATAATCATGATGAAAATTTTCATTACTTCTTAAAGGTTTTTTTTGAACGTGTTTTTTATTTTTTTCAAAATATCCAATATTAGGACAATTATAAATTTGATATTTTTTTAAATTTACAACGTAGCATTGTTGATGCAATTCATAATATGCTTCTTTACGATCCAATACGTGACCAGCTATAAAAAAGTCTTTTTTTAATAATTCATGCAGATTATTTAAAAAATTGTCTCCTTCTAATTCAGAATCTGAAGAGAATACTACTGCATAATCGTAAGAATTAACAATTTTTTTTAAAGTAACAGTTTCGTCATTGGAAATATACATATCATATCCTTTTGATGTAAAATGACTTATTTGATATTCTGCCATATTCATTAAAAGTTCTTTAGCATAGATATCTTTGATTGAATTAAAAATATCAATACACACAAAAACTATGTTGTGTTTTTTTTGTAACGCTTTATAGAATATTTCCATGTTTTATACTTTTTTCAATTAGTTCATTAAATTTTTGTCTTTTATTTCCTATATAAACAGTACCAATCATATGTATTCTTGCCTCTACACTATTGTTAATTACAGAATGATTTTTTAAAATATTTACTAAAAAAACTTTTCCATTTTTAAATGGAACTTTACCGTGATTTTCTATTTCCATGTAACATTCAGTAGGATGGATGATTGCAATGTTTATAGGAATTACCGTTTGACTGATATCTTTAGGCATTTGCGTAGGGCAATCATTATGCCAATCAATTTTACCTTTTGGATCTAATTTCATAAAACGTATTCTTGTAAACTTTTCTGCTGGAAATTCTTTCCAAAATTTTTCAGCTTTTGGAGCAAGACTGGTTAAAGATGTCCAATGATACGGAGCATTTATTTCATCTTTATATCCGTATTCTTTAGCCACGCCTGTTTTATCTATATCCAGTCCATGTAAACAACAACTGCTCCATCCTTTGTGTGATTCAGTGGATCTATGTGGCACATAATATTGATCAATTTTTTTTAACTCTGCAGAGTCCGTGTATGGAGTAAAATCCATATCTAATTCTAGCCATCCTAATGACCCATCTACAAATTTGTTAAAAACTTTAGTTGTGAGATCCATTTTTCTTTCCTATAATCATAAATCTTTTGTATTTTTCTGTTTGTAATTCACTGGGTTCCACAATAGAATACAATTTACTGTGAGTCACAAACTGTTTTAAATCTTTCATGGGACTAACGTGTTCAGCAATCACATAGTCATTGCTCTGCAACACAATAATTTTATCTTCGGGTATCAGTTTCAACCATGTATTGTACTGTTCTTGTGTCAAATGCTCACACACTGTGTTGATAATCAGGTCATATCGATCATAATCTTTGTAAGTCAGCATGTCTTGAGTGACAGCACGGAATCTTCCAGAGATCTCATACTGTTTGTTCATGGTATTTGCTGTGTTTTCACACTTGCTGTCTATGTCCATACTGGTTATTCGGTTCACATACAGATCACTGTTGAACAAAAGTGTGGCCATTACTCCATACCATCCACCACAGATCAAAATATCCATGCTGTGAGCTCTAGGTAATTTTTTTAATTGTTCAATCAACCATACTTTGCTGTTGATTTGACCTTTCCAAAAACTTTCCAGTGTGCGATATCTATCATCAGATTGTCTGATAGCATCCATCCAAAATAAAACGTCTTGTATGTTAATTTTCAACAAATTGTGCTCCTAGTTTGTCAAATGAACCACACTGTTTGGTGCATTCTTTCAATCCCACTGTGCTCCACTGTGATTCTATCTTGGTGAAATAGCCGCTGTCAAATATTTCCTGCAGTGTTTGACGATGCAGATTGGGAAATTCTGAAATTTTTTCCATATAATCCACTCTGGATTCTTGCATGGGTGGTATCCATTCCATATCCAACCAACAACAAGGTGAAACATTGCCACAAGCACTCACGTATATCTGTTTGCCTTTTTGCGCTTTGCACACAATGTGTGGTTTTTCTTCTTTTTGTGATTGTTCTATCAATGGGATCATGGCCAAACTGGTCTGAGTGGGTTTTATTCTGTGTGTGGGTCTGCCTGCATCATCGATCACTTGAAGATAATCTTTATTGAACCTAGAAGTGTGTTTGATAGAAAAGGCTGCAAAACCCATTTGTTTGCTCATAGTTCTTGCTGCTTCGATCTGATGTTCGTTGTGAGCAAACACCAGCATGTGCCATTTGGCCACTCCGCCTGCTGTGATAAATGCTTGAGCATTTTGCATGATCTTGTCAAAATCTGTGCTGATCCTGTACAAATGATTGGTATCTTTCAAACCATCCAGACCAAATGTGACTTTGACCTTTAATTGTGCCAGTCTCTTCCACCAGTCTGTATCTCTAGCGCTGCCGTTGGTGTGCATGGCCAATCTTATATGCGGATTTGTTTCACGCAGATACTGATATATTTCCAATGTGTCTTTGGATATGATGGGATCTCCCAAATTACCACACATGAACAAACTATGTAATTGTTGTACAAATTTTTCTGGGAACCATTGTTTGAATTGTGCCACAGTGATCTCTTCCAACTTGATAAAAGGATTTAAAGGACCTCCACTGATTCTTCTGGGACACATAGGACACTTGGCTTGACACTTGCTGGTGATTTCTAAATGAATATCTCTTATGTCTTCATATCTATACATGTCTGGCCTTGGGTATCTTTGAATCTGCTGAACTGACACAAGTGGGAGTGATGCAAATTCTTGGTTTATCAAACAGTTTAAATCCTTGTTCTATGCTGCCCAGTGGTTCATCATGACAACTGTAACTGCGTTTGACTTCTCCGCCTGGTTCTCTAATGATACAACTTTGATATCCTGCATTGCAGTGCCATCCTTTGAATTTGTTGAAGCCAAAAGCATTGAATCTTTCTGCCTGATCCATGTAGTACTTATTGCCTTGAGCATCCTGCATCTCAATTTGGAATAAATCTTTGTAATTTTCACCCTCCTGTATGCGTTGAGGGAAACCTGTCTGTAAAGTGTTCAGTTGATCTGCAGTGTACCCTTCCACAACAAAACTTGCTGTGGGGTCGCTCTGTGGTTTGAGTGTGACATTGATTCCTCTGGAATTGAACCTTGCACATCTGTCATAATATTCGGCAAATCTATCAGGCACCATGACTTGATTGATTGTGACAAACACATTGTGCTTCATCAACAGCAATATTTTATCTCCAAATTTTTGTTCATCGGCAAATTCAGCATGAAAACTAGCAGTGATACTGCGACGGTTTAATGCTTTTGTGGCTTCCAACCATCTTTGCCACCACTTTTCCGAAGGACTTAGGTTGGTGGTCATGTGTATGCTCTGATATTCTGGAGTAAAATCAGCACTGTAATACCGTACCAGTTGCAAAAAATCTTTGTAGGCAGTGGGTTCTCCGCCTGAAAAACTGAAATGATAGTCGGTGAATCCATTCAGTCTGGCTTGACGTTTGATTTCATCCACCACTGCTGTGTAAACTGTCAATGGTCTGTGATCTTGCTGTTTGCTTTTGGCATAAGGCCAGCAGTAAGAACAATCATAGTTGCAGAAACGGGCCAGGATCCAACTCACAGAAAATAATTTGCTGTGCAGCATGGTGCGTTGGCCAAAGTTTATGATTTTATTAAATGGAATGTGACTGTCTATCATAATATTTCTTTCTCCATGTGCGGAAATTGCCCCACAAACGTCAATCGTAACCATTCAAAGTTGTTGATCATTCTCAAAGCATCTAAATTATCTCTGTTATCAGTGCCATACACTCTGCCTGCCAGTGCACCAGCAATGGAATACTCACCGTATGGTTGATCTGCACCCACTGTGCACCAGATCAACAATCTTTTTTCAGTTTCTTTGTCCACTTGACGATCGATCACCTTGCTGCTGAGTTTGACACATTCTCTAAAAGCACTTTTCCATGTGTTAAACGGATCTGTGTTGAAATCTGTGCTGTTGGACACTTCACTCATGGCCATAAATTTATTTGATATGCTGGTGGTCATGTCTATTCTATTGGGATCCATGTGCATAGTTAATCTTTTGGGCAATAATTTTACTCCACCATAGCCATATTCCAATTCGTTGATGGGATTTGAACTCCTCCACACATGCACAGCATCCATATCTTTGCTAGATACTTCATAATCGAACTGAAAATCATCATTGACCACAGCATCACCATCCACCACCCAAAACATCTGAGTCAAACTCAATGTGGCAGCTGTAATGTGTGCTTGTTGAATGCCTTTTACGCCGTGAACTCTTTGTGCCAAAGGAAATCTTTGTTTCAACAGAGCATAATTTTGATCTGCATGAGGTTCATTGTAACTGATAAAAAATATATCGTACATCATATGGTCTTTCTAATGGTTCTAGGTGAATTGATATACAACTTTTTAAAAAATGCACTGGTTTCTGCATCACATGGTTCAGTGGGAAATTCCATTTCAAATCTTTCTTTAATCATTTTGCCCAAATATACGCATTTTTGTCTAGCATCTTGTGCATTCATGCTGTTGTTGTTGCTGGCACTGATCCATAATTGTTCTAAAACTTTAAAATCTCTCACTTGTTTGAAGTCCCATGTGGTGCAAAGTGTTTTGTAGCAGCCTTCTCTAGCGCCCGCAATGGCGTAAATGCCATTTTCCACATCCTGGCCTACTGTCATCCAGATCAACAATCTGTGATAATTCTGCCACCACAGTTGGTCCAGCGATTGTATTCTAAAATTCTTGTTCAAGCTCATCTTGACACCTTCTCTAAATCCAGCTCGCCACGCCTGTTTAGCAGTGCTGTTGACGTAACTGGTGGAATAATTTTCATTGAATTGAAACAATTTGTCAAAATAACAAAATTCTATCTCATTGTTGTCCTCGCCAGCGTAATTTTCATGTGTTTTCATCTCATTCACAAAAGTCTTGGTCCATAATTTTAAACTGCCATTGCCGTACTTCAATCCATTCACGTTGGTATGGCCACACCAGCTAAAAATATATGAGTTATCCATGCCCATGCTGTCGAGATCCAGTTGAACATTGAGAAATTTAGGATCTATTTGAGTGTCTCCGTCCACAGTCAAAAAGTATTCTGTGTCAGATACAGCAGCACAGGCCTTGTGTGCAGCATCGGATCCTTCCACTCCGTGAACTCTCTTTGCCCAGGGTATTTTTCTTTTCAAGTCAGCATAATTTCTCTCAGCATTAGGCTCATCGTAGCTTAAAAATATCACTTCACAATCTTTGATAGCTACCTTATGCATAAATCCTTTCAATGGAGTAATCAAAAATTTTCCTACAGTATATGTCCATGTTTGTTTTGACATTCATTTTGATCTGCACACGGTCTTGAGTGAGCAGTTCATAAAGATTCAGATCCAATGTATCAATCAGTTGAGTGGCATCGTTGAGTTCGCAACAGTAGAACTTGTGAATGAGTTGTTTTTCGCGGGAAACTATGCTTTCCAAAGTTTTCTTGAATATTTCGTCTGCTGTAAATTCAATTTTGTTTTGATTCATGTAGAATTTTATTTGTACTCCACTATGATTTTCGATTTTATTAGGAATTTTATAAACATTCTCATTGATTATGTCAATTTTCTTAGAATTGATTACATTTTCCACTGGATTCGGCCACCCATCTTTTTGCATTGTATATCGACCGTTGCGATAGAGGACCTTATATTTGTGCATGGACTCCATGCCCATAACAAATTTTTCACCCAAAGCAGCGTCTATGGCCAAACTGTTGCTGGTTTTACTGCTAGAACAACCTAGAATTTTTCCTGATTCTAGATCAAACGTCACATACATAGGGTTAATTGATTGATTCATAATATTTTTTTTCAATGATGTCAAACAGTTCATCAGTTAGAAATTCATTTTCCACATAGTGCAACACTCCCCGCTGACGAAAATTGTCAATTTTTATGTGACCTTCCTTATTGTGATACACGTTTACTTTTTTCATCCAGTGATCTGGCACTGTTTTCCAATCTTGCAGATAGGGTTTCATATGAGTGAACGTGACATAAGGTGTTCGGCTGGTAATTTTTTCAGTGATGTTTAATAATTTACTGGCCAGTGCCACATTCACGTCCATGCTGCACCATTTTTGGATGTGTTTTGGGGTGAATCTGCTGTAGAACAGTGAGTGATTCCTCACGATGTCTCGCAGCAGTGAAACAAACTCATCATTTTCTTTGCATCTTTGATAGTAATGCACACCACAATAAAGATTGGGCAGACCATTGCTCGTGAAAGCCTTGCGATAGTGATCACTGTGATTGAATTCATCTCTGTAATTTTTAACTGCACTGGTAAAATACATTTTATAATTTTTTAAAAACTTCCACCAATGATCAATATCGCTCAACACCAACATGTCCGCATCCAATATTATGGAATGCTTGAAAGGAGTGGTTGCGTAAATTTTGTATCTATTCTGTATTTTCCAGTCTTGATCCACGGCTTCATCCATGCCAGGAATGTCCACCACTTGATCAAACACTGCGGAAACAGTTTTTGTGATGTGAACATTTGTAATCAAACACACTTTGCTGTGAGGCATGTGTGTTTTGATGCTCATGGCCAATGCGTGTGCCTGTCTCACATAGTCCACTTGTGCATTTTGTTGTGCGAACACGCAGTATCCTTGTTCTATCATTTGGAAAACTCCTGATCAATGATATGATCCAAACTAAATTTGTTCATCACATGCAGATTGATGTGTTTAGCCAAAGTTTTTGTGTACCCTTGTGCTTTGCACAATGAAACAGTCCAACAATCCTGATCGAAATAGTCTGCTTTGTCTCGGTCAGTGATATAATACAAAGAATCTGGCAAGCGCTGCGGCCATGTGCCTTTGCAATATCCATTCAAGATGTGTATGGCCATGCTGAAAGCAAAATCATTTCTAAAATTTGGTTCATGTATCTGCCATGTGAATCTATAAAAGTCCCAATGTTTTTTGATATGTGCAATCAGATCAAACAATTGCTTGACTCTGTGAGTTTTTTTGAAATAGAACACCGTGGCCCAATACATCTCCATGCCTGTCTCACTGATGTACTTGATTTTCCATTCGGGTTGATTGAAATAATTGATGTAGATTGATTTCTGATGTATCAAAAAATCTTCTTTGCTATGAAAACATCGCAGCAAATTTGCATTGCCCACTATGTAGTCAGTGTCCATCACAATGGTTTGGTCATAGGGGGTCAGTGCATAGGCAGTGGATCTTAAGTGATTTTTCCAAACATCTTTAGTCTTGTGTTCCACACCATCGTAAAAATCTTTGGTCTGATCAGTCTCATACTCGCTCACATCAATCACTTGATCAAACACTGTGGCTTGTTTTTTGTATTTGCTGTTGAGATGTGCTTGATTGGAAGTGATCAAAGTCACCGGTATACTCAGATGTTTCTTAGCCTGCGCGGCAGCAAAAATAGCCTGCTTCACATAGTCAACTGTTTGATTATTGTGAGCGAACATCACAATGCCTCGATCTTTCATGGCTCAAATCTGCCCTTTATTTTTGATCAGCCTTTGATATTCTGTGTAATATTGATTGAGATTGGTTTGGTATGTGTGCCAAGCAGCAGAGTGAAATTCTTCCAAATTGTTCACCAGCACTGGCGTCTTATAATCATCCAACAATACCACATCTTTGGTTCTGTGCTGATCTAGATATGCTTTGCACAAGCTCAAAAGATCACCCGCCACTGTGAATTGATGTCCTTGATAGAACAGAATGTTACTATCAATAAATTTGTCTTTCAACAACTGCAACTGATTGTTAAAATTTTGCATCTGATTGGCTGCGCTGAGTCTGTCTTCCATGTTTGTGATATTCATGATTCTCCTAGTTAAATTATATAAGATTTTCAGCCAAAAGTCAACTGCTGTTGATATTTAGATTGATTAGCTTTTGGTGATTGACGATTTGGTTTAGAGTATTGAACCGCTCATTGCACCAAAAGTGGGTTCGGTGATGATGATTGGATCACTCAGCGCGGCGTTGGCAATACGTCTGTTCACGTTGATGTTGAGCTGGCCATTCACATCCTCGTCTATGGTGCCGGTGGCAGCATCGTTCAAAGTGATCTGAAACTGAATCACTAAATTGGAAACATTGGTAAATCTCACTTGAACGTTGAAATTATTTGAAGCGTATGTGCCTGTAGAACTGGAGGTGTACACAGTTTGCAAACTGGTAGTCAAAGTGGTGTAGGCCACGGACGACGTCAATGTGCCACCTATGCCTGATCTGCTGGAAGCAAGGTTGGCAAAGGTCAAGGTTCCCATGTTTGTGCCGAACAATGTGTTCCAATCGTTCACTTTGGCCGTGCCACTGCCTGAAATGTTCATGGCGATCAGCACAGCTCCCCCTGCATTAAAAAAATGTCTAGCAGCATTGGTGCTGGCAAAAGTCACGGTGAAGTTTCCTACAATTGTGCCATTCCAATTGGTGGTTCTCACATAACTGGAAGCAGTGTTGTTCGTGGTCAATCTGCTGCCGCTGATGGTATTCCTGTTGGAGTTGATGTTGTTGGCCAGTGACTCGAAGTTCACGTATGAATTATTGAGTGCGTTGGTGTCATCCACTGTGTTGGCGGTGCTGACCACAGCCAATGTGGGATATGAATTATTCTGATGCAGATATGCTTTGCGGATGTCCAATCTCAGAGTGTTCATGTGATCGTCCTCGATCAATTGATTCTGTGCCACCTGTGAGCTTTGCAGAGCCTGACCATAACCCGAATCTCCCGATCCAGTGCTCAGCACATTGGACACTGTGGATTGCATGATGTTGTATCTTGCTGCGGTTATTAGATCACCTACTGGCATAAATTATTTCCTGTGTGAGTATTTAGTTGGGTTGAATCCGCCCATGAACATTTTAGATATCATATGGATTATTATTTGATATAACACTCAACCAGTGTAACGCCTGGCCTGCTGTCAGCTTCCAAAGCCACCGCGAAATAGTCACCTGTTGTGACTTTGATACCAATTCCTGCTGTGCTGCTGACTCCAATTTTATCACCTTTGGCCACTGCGCCTGAGACCAAAACTGGCACTCTGCCTTTGATTGCCACAGCAGTTCCTCCCTGCAGTTCAGCATTCATCAAGTATGCTGGAGCACCGCTCACCACCCCTACTACTATGCTGCCTTGAGTGGCCTTTTGAATTTCTTTGTCACCGCCTATGCTCATCACTGTGCCGATGTCATGGTTGGCATCTGCCAAATATTTCTCTGCCAAGTCCGCGTATCTTGCCTGAGTGGCCACGCCGTTGAAAATGTTGGCTGTTAAATCACCTGAAGCATCTCGCAACGCCACTGTGTTGGCACCTGCAGTGGTTGATCCGATGTACGCTATGGAACTCAATTTGATTGCTGTGGCTTCCGATGCTAATCCTGTAAAGTTTGTAGCATGCACGTTACTGAACACATTGGCTGCTGTGCCCAAAGTATATGTATTGGTTATTTGTGGATTGATGCCTGTAGCAGTCACACTCACTGAGTGGGTGTTGCTGGCCCCCATTTTTATCACCGAACCTACCTCGTTAATGATCCTGGCTTCGTTGCCATTGATGATGCTCAATCTGAGATCATTGCCGAGGCCAACTGTAAAACCATTGTCGTCAAAATTAGTATTGGCACCCACCTGTAGGAAGTTCGCTGCATCCACGCCACCCAATTTTAGTGCGTTGGCTGCTGTGCCCCAGAATCTATGAGCTGAGCTGGTCACTCCACCCGTGGCGTTCTGTGTGTTCACCATGGTGATGCCTCTCTTCACGCTGTCAAATCCTGTGATGAATTGTGTGGGATCTGTTGTGTTAATAGTGAATGCACTGTTGCTGATCAAGAATACTGTGACGTCATCTATGATGCCCTCTATGATGGGTTGATTCACATTCAGTGTGTCTTTCACTGTGCGGCTTTTCAACTGAGTGGTTGTGGCTCCTGTTCCTTGTGGTCCCACCAACACAAATGACGTGCCATTGTAGGCATACAACTGATCATTGCCGGTGTCCCACCAAAAATCTCCAGTGGTCAATCCAGCTGGTTGAGTGGTGCCCACTTCAGCGCCGCCTGTGGTTCTAAATTTAACTCCGTCGTAGAATTTTAATTTGTTGGCTGCTGTGTCAAACCATATCTGTCCATCCAGTGGTCTGCTGGGTGCGTTGTTGCTAGCAAAATTTTCCAGCAAATGCACAAAATTTTCATTTTGAATTTCTCCGTAGCCGGCATAATTTCTACCCACCAATTTGAGATTGGTGGTTTGGTCAATGGTACCATCCTGGATGGTGGTAAGCGTTGTTCCATTAAATAGATCTATTTGATATGGCATATCTTTTTCCTATAACAAGTTTATTTATCTTACACAGTGGATGGTAAATCACTGTGGAAAGTCCAAGCACCCCCCGAAACTATGAATTGTTTGAGTCCTCTGTTGACTACAGCACTCACAGTGCCCGTCACAGCGCCGAAATCTATGTCCATCAGCACAGTTTTGTTGCTGTTGCCCAGCTGCGGAGTCCTACTGACGCTGGCGCTGCTGGATGTGTAAAGTCCGCCCGCCACTGAATCTATAGTGGGTATGGTGGCTGAAATGTCTATGTCAAATTGGGTGCTGGGCGTGGCATTCTCTATCACTTTGGCCACTGTGTACGTGCCATCGAACCCTGTGGGCGCAAAAACTCCTGCGCCGCTGCAGCCTGAAATGGTCACTGTGTTGCCCACTTCATAGAAATGTCCCGACGGAGTGGTTATGCGTATGTGGCCTGGATCCAGCAATGCTGCACCGCTGAGGTATGTTTGAATGGTCTGCACTGTGTTGGGCGCAGCGCTCAGTGTCTGATCCACTGCTGTGAATGATTCATCCAGTGCTGCCAATAAATTGGCGCCAGGTAAGACCACGTTCAATGAACCCGATTCCACTGTGTGCACTCTGGCTATCCTGCCTGTGGCGCTGGCGGGTATGCCCAGGCCAGCTGCCGCGTATCCAGCCACGGGATATAGATCGGTTAATAATCTTATGATGCTGCCGTTGACTCCGCCAGACAATGAGGAGAATCCTGTGATGTCCGCCACCAGACTGATGGGCAGATATCCGTCCACGTAATCTTTCCTCACCGCGTCTGTGGCCGCGCTGGGCAGCCCGATGCCAGTGATGCGTGCTGAACCTTGCACGGAAATTATGTTGGTGAACGACTGCAGTTGCAGATTGCCAGTGGTGGTGCTGAGAGTGATACCAGAAAGTCTCAGGTTGTCCACGTTTAAAGGTCCGGTTAAGGTGCCCAGTGAGGTCAGACCAGGTGCGCTGGTCACAGTGGCGCCCAGGGCTGTGGCACTCAGCACGGTGGTGCCGTTGATCTTGTATTCCTTGCCGGTGGCCAGGTTCAAGTGCTCCGAGCTCTTCAACGAGTCGGTGCTGTCCTGCCACAGGAACGTCTTGTCGGTCGCTGTGGATTTGATCACTATGCCTGCGCCATCTATGTAGGCGTCGTTGCCCAGGGCCGCGCCGGTGATGGTGGCCAATTCTATGGTCTTATCTTCCACTCTTAGATCTTCTGCTGTGACTGCTGTGCTAGTGCCGCTGGTGATCAGGTTGCCCTGTATCCTCACGTCCCCAGTGATGTCCAACGGATATGCGGGAGTGGTGTTGAATATGCCCACTCGCGCTGCGCTGCCATCCACAAATATGGCCGTGTATTCCGCAGGATTCTTGGCGTTGATGGCAATGTCAGCATTGCTCACATTGCTCACAATAATGTTGGTGTTGGGCAGAACCGTACTGCCAAATTTCAATTGGAGACTGTCATTCAATCCCACAGTCAATCCCGAATTATTTTGTATTTTCAAACTGCCTGTGGTGATGTCGTTGGCATCACTTCGCAAAAATGAATTAGCCAGTATGGTAGTGCCCGATCCATCAATCATTCCTTCTGCCAATGTGGCAATGCCTCGATATTTGTAGGCATTGTCGATAAGATTAAAACCTTGAAAAATGGTTCCTGTAGGATTGGCTACTGTGACCAGTTCGGAAATCAACTGAGCTGCTACGGGAGTGAATTGTGCAGCACTCCACACACCTATCAATGTGTTTTGCACAAAAAATTTCAATATTGTTTTGGTTTGATTTTGTGTGTTCAATATGCTCTGGGCCACAAAGCCTGACACACCCTGTGCTGCTGTGTGTGTGGGCCCGACCAGAACCAGATCAGTGCCGTCGAAGAAACTCATCTGATTGGTAAGACTGTTGAGCCAAATATCTCCAGTCGCCAGATTGGGCTGCGTGCTGGCCACAATGATACCATTGGTGGCGAATTCCGTGCCATTGTATACTTTCAATCTATTTTCTGATGTGTCGTACCATAATTGACCACGCAAAGGATTTGCTGGCGCAGATGAGCTGGCAAAATTCTCCAGCATCTTCACAAAATTTTCGTTGATTAACTCACCAAAACCTT